TCTTTAATTTGTTTAAGACGAGTTGCTTCTTCAAACTCTTTGGCAATAATCTCTTTAACAATTTCCTGAATTTTTTTGTCAATATAAGACATATTTATATTATATTTGTCCTCCTTCAGGTGTTCTTGATGCCACTCGAGTTCCAAGGACCGTTTCATAGTGTATAGGTCTTGAGTCATTGTTAACCTCCTCATAGGTTATCCATTTTCTCCGAGATGAATCACTAAATCCATCTTTTTCCCACTTTACATCTTTTTGTCCTATTTTGTCAAGTATTGCTTTCTCAATAGCTTCTGCATTATCCTCTGCTGATATTTGAAAATCAGCAGCATAATCATAAGCTCTAATTTGAATTCTAAATTTTTTCATGGGAATTTCTCTCTTTATGGGTGAAATGAGGCGGTTTTAAGGCCGCCTCATTAATTTAATGATTACGCACCTGGTGATCCGAAGATACCACGCCAGTCAGACCAGCCGAAGCTGTATCTTTCTCTAGCTTTGTATCTAACGTTACCAGTTTCAAAATCGCCTTCCATAGCGGTTTTGATTGGTGCTCTAACAAAGTGTTTTAGTCCATTAGGAACATCTGTTTTAACGAACCATGCGTCTGTATCAGTTAAATAGTGATTAACCACATAACCTTGTGGAATTACATTCATAGATACAACAGCACTGATGTCATTATCAGCTGTTCCAGTTCTACCGACAGATTTTAATAATCTTTCAGCAGTAAATTGAAGCGCCGAAGGAACAATCATTTTTCTTCCTTGAGCTGCAATTTTTAAACCTCTTTCATCAGTTAGCGCAGCAATGTCAATCATTGCTTGCTCTAATGAAGTTTCGTTTAAGTCTGCTGCAGTTGATAGTTCATTTTGTTCTGTACCAGACACAATTACGTGTGCAGTAGAAAACAGTTCTAAACCATCTCCGCCAGTGTACGAACTATTAAATCCTCTGTTGAGAACGTTCGCTGCTTTAACTTGTTTAGCATTAGCCATTGAACGTGCTAGTGCTTTTGTATAACGAGACGCGAGTCTGTCATATAAATTGTCTTCAATCGCTTCTTCAGTAATTGAAAACGCTAAAGCAAGTGTTTCATGCGTATAACGAGCTGTAAACGTTTCTTGTGCAGCGTCATAATTGACTGCTGAACCTTCTGGTTTAACAGCAGCATTCGCGAATCCTGATAACATTACTTCTTCTTCAAAAGCTCTGTCTGAATTTTCAGTATCGAAAACGGCTGCATGCTCGTTAGCGTAGTTTTTGTACTCCAGGCCAAATAGTGCATTTAAACCTGGCTCTAGTTCTTTAACTAGTTGTGCTCTTGATATTGCCATAATTTTATACTCCTATAGTCCTGTTATTAAGCTATATTTATGTTCCCCCGTATTCGCAACCACATAAGCATTAGAATTTGCCGCTGTTAAGTCTTGATTTTCAGGATCTTTAGAAACACCAATTTGATTAAAGTTACCAGTAGCCGTAGTTGTATACGTAGAAGTATCTAGTTCTGCACTAGATTGTCCATTAATTGTACTTCCACTCGTACCAACGTGATCATGGTTCGCATGATTATTGTTAGCTACAGTAGCTGTGTCATCGTGTTGGGCTTCAAAGACGATTTGAGGGTCTGCATAAACATTAGCAACTATGTCAGAAGCTGTAATGCTTCCTGGATAGTATGCTTTCCACGTTGGTTTACTTGTAGTTGGATCTGTATAGAAACAACCGTTAAACACTCCAAGAAATTGGACTGCACTAACAGTATGTAACGTGATCTGACCACCAGTAACCGCTGCGACAGGGGAACCGGTATAAATTACCTTTGTAAGACCAGAAGCGATTAAATATTCTTCTGTTCTAGGTGTTCCGCCTGATAAATGCCTTACAGCTCTAAAGCCGAAGGCAGCATCTTGGTTTGCCATGTTTATCTCCTTAGTTAATAAAATTTCGTTGGGTAAGAATCGCTAATAAATTAGTCTTTCTTAGTACCACCGAAGGTTACACGGGACTGCCTCTCAGCATTGATCGGCATTCCTGGGTGCTGTTCCTTCATAAGATCGCTTTCAATCGCGTCGTCTTTGTCTTGAGTGATTTTTCTAAAATACTCATCGCGCGCTTTGACGATCTCTTCTGGTATCCTTGCCAGCAATAGGCCACCAACTCCGATTACCCCTTTGTATTTGCCTTCCGTCATCACTGGATATTCCGATCCTGGATATTCATCAGCTCTTACGAGCTCGTATCCTGATCTTAATTTACCGGCCATGTTCTTTGTATCATCAAAGCCCATTGACTCGGCTCTTATCCATCTATGATGGTACCCGTCTGGTGCAGGGGGTGCATCTAAAGATGATGGTGGAGTCCATACTTTGGGTTTCTCTGTTTTAGCCCTAGTCTGACTCGCACGGGAAGTTTTTATGTCGTCGTTTTTCATATGCTTATACCTCCTTCGTGATTTTTAGTTGTTTCGCATATTCTTCAAGTGGCACACCTAATTTTTTAGCGATTGCTACTTGTGATGATGTGAGTCTCACAGTATTGCGACTAGGTCGTACACTGCGCGTCGCTGACGCTACTGTTTGTGTCGGTTTAGTCGATTCTTGAGATCTATTATTACCGAATTTATGTGGGAAGTCAAGACGCATTCGCTTGTCTATCTCAGCATAATATTCGTCGGATTTAGGGTCAAACCCTTCGTCCTCGGTTAGTTTCTTATGATAATCAAAGGCCGTATAGGTCATAGCATTATCTTTTCCAAACCAATCATTCTTTTCAGCCCATGCTTCGGCTTTTGGATCGGCTGGTGGAGTTTTAAGCGCTTCATCTAAAGAAGGTGTTTTAACTTCTTTTTCCTTCGTTTCAGATAATTTGCTTTTTAAGGTGCTAACTCTAGCTTCTTCAACGCCAAGTCTTGCAATTTCTTTTGATGCTTCAACTTCAGCGGTAATATCGTTTGCTTCTCTTGCTCTTGTTAATTTTGCTTGAGCTGCTTGCAAACCCGAGTTAATTTTATTTTCAATTGCTGTAACATAGTTCGGCTCTAATCGTGAAAGCTTCGTTTTCATTTGAGAATGTTCTACTTGAACACCTTTGGCATAATCCAAAGCGGCTTCTTTTTGTCTTTCCGCTTCACGCCATTTTTTCGTTAGTTTCGCGATTCGTTTTTGAACGCCCTGACTATATTCTTCTAATTCTTCTTTTTTCTCGTCCTTTGGTTCTTCTTTAGTTTCTTTTTTTGGTTCTTCTGTTTTAACTTCTGATTCCGTGGTTCGTGGTTCTTTGACTTCCTCTTTTGGTTCTTCTTTTACTTCTTCCTTGACTTCGACTTCTTCCTTCGTTTCCTCTGGAAGTTTGATATCTACATCGGGTCCCGATGTATCGATATCGACCGTTTTTTCTTCTTCTTTTTTGACGTCTTCCTGTTTAACGTCCTCTTTTTTTACTTCTGCTTCTGGCATAGTTCCTCCTATGTTTATATATGATGCAGCACGGATCCTGGATCTTTGATCGTACCCAAAACCTCATCGTCGTTTAACAGACGGACTTCTCCGCCTTCTATTGGTAATCTTGATCCTGCATAACGAGCAAAGATTACCCAATCCCCCTTCTTGCACCACGGACCTGTGGTAAATTTTTCACGATCAGCATAAGCTAACGATCCCATCTTTAAAACGTAGCCACAATTTGTAGCCACTCGTAATTTGTCTAAAGATTCTTGTGCAATTAAAATTCCACCTTTGGTTTTCTCCTTTGGTGTAAAGGGTAAAACTAAAAGTCTCCATCCACTAGGCTCAGGGAGTTGAGATACTTGATCTTTGATATTTTCGGGATTTAAAGGTTCTTTTTCTTGAGTGTTTTGATATTTTTCTGCCAAAGCATGTCTATGCTTTGGGACTTCCTTTTCCGAGATCGATAACGTTTCCTTTTTCATCTTTTTGCTCCTTGGCTTTTAGCAGGTTAGAGATTTCCTGAAGCATGTACTGATATGTACGTGCCTGTCCTAACATATATTGATATTTCTCCATATTGTCAACACCACCACTAATCATGGCATCTCCAACACGCTGAAGATTGTCTCTCATCAGATTTTGTAACTTCGATACAATAACTAAAGGATCCATTAGATCATTTTTTTGTAATAATTCTTATAACTCTTATTTGCTACTTTCACTCCACCCAAATCACCTTTGATATGAGTTCCAATATATTCTCCTGGTGCTGGTAAGTTAAATTCGTCAATTCGATCGTCTTTTAGCTTTGTTTCTTCAGCTTTTCTTGAATTTGCGATTGTTGGTCGCCATCTTGGGTTTACCATTATTTTTTCTTACCTCCGCCGTTTCTAAAAATCTGTGTGCCCTTTATACCAAAAACGCTGGCAACTACAAGGATCCATAAATTTGTAAACCATTTTGGCAAATTGGCAAAATGCTCAAAGAAGATGTTTATCTTGACCATTGCGTTCGGATCGTCTGTCCATACTGCCCATGCGAGCACTATGATGGGCAACGTTAATATCGCGAGGACGATTTCGTCCTTCCAGTCGTTTTGCCGAGCTTCTAAAAGTTTTCCTTGGTAAGATTCCTCACCAGAGGCCATCCTCTGTGCATGCATGAGTTGTGCATCAGACATGGCTATCTTTGTTCTCTGACGATTGGCATATATCTTGCCACCCGCCTGAAGTGCCATTTTTGCTAATCCAAACCACATATTATGTCCAAGTTACTGGTTTTTGTGGTCTAGCAGCTCTAGTCCCTTTAACAGAATTTGTATCTTTAACAAATTTTTCCTGTTTAACGGGCTTGTCGTTTCTCCGTGCGTCTGGAGATGCGACTGTTTTCTGTTTAACGTAGTTCCACGCCA